AAATATATCTATGAACGGGTTCTTTACTTTCCAGTCAAATTTTTCTGTGCCAAGGGTAAGAAATTACAGATCGGAAACGCTTCCAGCCACTTCATTTAATTATTCTGTATTCCCTGCATGGAGTGATTTTATTAGAAGGTCTAGTGGCAACCAATCTCCCTACATACAAACATTTGGACAAACATCAGATACAGATCAATACTTTGTCATTATGTGGGACAATGTTTCTGAGTATAGTAATGGGTTAAAAAGCACTTTCCAGGCTATATTATATGAAACGACTAATGAAATTTCTTTCCGCTACGATGAGCTTCGTATTCAGAATCATGATTTGACCATCGGAATCCAAGGCAACAATGAAGCCTTAACTTATATGCGGTATGAAGACACCAATAGTACAACCTTTGTTGAGACTGATGATTTTAGTGTAAGCACAGCTATTGATGAATCATTTAGCAATCTTTCTTCTGAATGTTTAATTGATTCTAACTTTTCTACACTGTGTGATGTGTATGATTTAGGCAACAATTTTGAGGATGATGACTATCTTTATGGGATAAGTGAGGATATAATATATGGATATGATGAAGATACGACATTTTACGGATTCGATATGGACGAAGATGAACAACCTTTCGCCATTTCAGTTGTTTTTGCGGATGACGGTGATTGGAGTGATGATGGTCATTATGATGATACTTTTCTTATCTTTAACGATATTGAACCTAGTCAAGAGTTTGAATTAGAAGATGATACATTATTTATACATCTTGATAGCGAGTATGATATTGAGTTCCTTGATCCATTGCCTACTGTGGAAGAAGGATTTTTAGAAATAGTCGAAATCGAAGAAGAAGAATTTATTCAACATTTTGAAGAAGTACAAGAAAGAATGGAAGAAGACTTTCTTGTGTTTATGGAAGAAGAGATATCTGAGGAAGAATTTGTTGAAGTTGTAGAAGAATTATTTAACGAAGAAGAAGCAATAGAGGAAGAGGAAGAGGCGTTAGACGAAGCCATAGAAGAAATAACACCAGAGGAAGTAGAGGAAGAGCGAGAAGAAAGAGGAGCTACGAGAAGAAATATAATAACTACACGAAACCTTGTCTCTAACCTTGTTACAAGCGTTGTCAGAGGTAGTTACACATCTGCAAATGGCACAAGTAATAACAGTAATAACAATGGTTCTGTAAGCGTTTCTGGTACGACAGTAGGGAATGTTAATTCACCTACCGTGTCGAACCAAGTCGCTGCTGATCAAGTGCAGACTAATACTGTATTGCAATCTATTACTGTAATGCCAATGCCTGGTGTTGATAATACACCATCTGTTGCTATGGCTGAGGTCCAAGTAACAACTATGGAGAACCAGATAGAGAGCGTTACATCTTCTGTTATGACTGCATCGGAAGCAGACCAGGTAGCAGAACAAATTGTAGCTCAGAATATACAAGCTCAGCAGGAAGAGAACGAAAGAAGTCAAAATGAGTCTGGAGAATACAGCACGCAAGGACAAGCTAACCTATTGGCTTATATGGGTTATTCAGCTGGGTTCAATGCTTATCAGAATATGAACATACCAGATGGTTCAAATTGGTATGAACCAAGAACTATATATGCAAATGTAGTTTTAGATGATAATATAACTGGATATTATAGCTTGGTAGGAACTAACCTAGATCAACAAGCTAACTTGATACAAACACAAAATATGGAGTTTTTTAGATGACAGAAAGAACATACAAAACAAATTTAAAAACTTTTCAGTTTCCTTTGCTTCATAAAGAAAAAGGCCTAGATAAAAAATATAGAGGTCTTGATTATCCTTTAGTAACAGTTCACGAGATAAGTTCTCAGCTGGGTAGATACAGGGGTATAGAACACCAGGTAACTGTAAGGTCTTAAATGTCTGAAGAAGTTAAAGTAGTAGAAGTAGAAAGACGATCTTGGTACAACAACCCAGAAGGTTTTGACAAGTGGAGAGTATTTCCACGAATATTAATAACATTATACGGCATAATGTTTTATAAAACATGTGACTGGTTTATGTCATTACCCGATCCGACTAATGCTCAATCAGCTTTTGTATCTATAATTGTAGGTGCTGGGGCTGCTTGGTTTGGTCTGTATATCGGTAAAAAGTAATGTCAAGAAATATATATGGAGTAAATAATGAAAAATATCTTGCCTAAATTACAACAGTACATCACCATAGTAGGGGTAATTACCGCAATAGGTGGCGGTTTTTACACCTGGGGACAGTTCAATTTGCGTCTCGATAATATTGAGAAGAAGAAAATTAAAGCAGTTGATTTAACCCCACTTAATACAAGTATTGCTGAACTATCGACAAAGGTCGACAACATAGAACAGAGATTAGATAGAACAGAGGACAGGATTGATAAGCTCGGCAATAACGATAACCCACTAGCTAGGTAACTTTACCTGCTCTCAATTCCCCATATCCATGAGCAAATGGTCCTTCAGGTACATCAAGGTATTTTGCTTGACCTGTGTTTTCTTTAAGTCTTGCACGGACAATTTTTCTGTCGTCAATAAGTTCTGATACATATCTTCTGAATGTACTTTGAGATACACCTTTTAACTCAGGAGGCATTTCGCCCTCACGAGCTACAAAACCATCTTCGCCTGTAACTGTAAAAGGATTACCTTTTTGTGCTGCTAACTTAATTATTTGAACAAGGCTTCTAAGTCTTATAACTTTATCCTGCTCGTCTACAACAGATATATCTTGTGAAGTTCCTTCTAATAAACCAGACTCTTCATCTCTAACAAAGATACGAACCTCTCTATTAACAGGACCATTAGATTTAACAACGGCACCATAAATAACTTTATTCCTTTTAAATGGAACCTCCATTTTATGACAGACTGTTTTAGCCTCACTCTCTGGAGCGGGCCATAAACCAATAGCAAAGCGAACACCGTCAACAAGTGCCGATGTTCCTCTAATTAAATTTCTTGCATGTTCTGGTGTACGAACAGGATACTTCATATCAATCTTGGTCATGTGATGGACCATGAGAAATGTAGCTTTAGTCTTTGTGGCTAAGCTGGCAAAGTATCCTGTTACGAATGCACCATGTGAAGGGTCAGCATTGATATCTGCTAGAATAAAACTAGCAAGAGGATCAACAACAACGAGAGCCAAATTATCCATTTGCAATAATTGTCGTTCAATCTGCCGCCACTCATCTGTGATAACAGGTCGACCGTTTTCGATTGCAACGATAGGAGTAACTCCACCGTGGTCTGGGAAAGGGACAGTATATAATTCACACCCTGTTTCCCTAAATCTACGACCTTCAGTGTCCAGTTTTTCAATTCGTCTATGTATTTCATCTTTTTCATCCTCTGCGGTTAAAATGACGACATTGCCATTATTTACTATTGTAGCATCAAAGGCAGTGTCGATGCCGATATTACCATATGCTATCTTCATACCCAAGTCTAAAGTCAAAAGACCTTTACCTGTGTCCCCTGATGCCGCTAAAATACCGGCAACTCCTTTAGGTAATGTTGATTCTAATAAATATTCATAAGAAGGTGCTTCTCCTTGCACTAAATTTTTAACAGATAATGAGTTATTTAAGAGGTTAACAGGCGAAGAACCTTCCGTTCTAAGTAATTCATCAATATCATAACCTTCTTCTATTGCGTCAGCAGCATCCCAACCCTTTTTCTTTTCTCTTGGTATATCTATTATTCTGATAGAAGAACATACATCTACAAGGTATTTAGAGAGCTTTTGAGCGTATTTTACGCCAGCATCATCATTATCTGGCCATATAATCAAATGTTTACCTGTAAGTACACTCCAATCTGTTTTATCTAAATTAGTATTAGCACCACCCATAGCACTTCCTGCTGCTATATTTTTCTTAGATAAATAATCAACACACTTTTCGCCCTCAACAAAGACAACTGTATCAGCGTCTTTTATGTTTGGTATATTATATAGAGGTCTAATCTCAGGCATTTTATATTCCCCTGTAACCAAACGAGGTCTAAAAGTTTTCTCTCCATTGCCAGACTCTATTCGCATAACAGTGCATATCAAATCATTGTTACGATCATAATATTTGTATTCTAATGTTTGAGGTTTTGGTGTTGGCTTAGGTGCTGTATTAACTACAGGAATAGAAAATTTTTCTGATATACCTTTAACAGCTTCAGCAAAGTTACATCCATATACTTTTTGCCATACATCAATAAAGTCACTGAAAGATTGACCACCATTAAATTCGCTACCAACTCCATCCTTTTCTAAATTAAAAGAACAGGAGTCTCCTGGAGCTCCATTTAAATCGCCTATAATAAATTCGTTTCCTCTCATTTTTCCTTGAGGAAACATGTGTGTAAATATACTTTTTATTGAGCCTCGTGCTCTATCTTTGAATCCCTTTACATCAAATTTCTCTGGCTTATCACGCCCACTTGGGTTGAAGTCCAGTATGCTCTTCTCTTCGTTCATTTATATTATCCCAACATTTGTTTTTAAACTCACACCATTTACATAAAAAACTATCACTCTTCGCCGCAACCCTAGGCATCAGTTCGTTGTTCTCAACGGCTTTTAAAATACTAACTGCTGAATCTGATACTCGCTGAGCCACTTTAGCATCAAACGGTACTTTTTCAAAATATATCTCCTGAGTATTTTTGTTGACAACTGTAAAAAGAGCAGGGTTATCCATTAGGCCCATGTAAGCCTGGTACAGAACAACCTGAGCGTAATAAACAACATTTGCTTTCTCTACGCCTTTTGATTGAAACTCTTTAAACTTCCTATCGTTAGCTGATTTACATTCCCAAAGAAAAGGATATTCCCAAGAGACAGGTCCATCTGTAATAATGCCATCGACATGACCTTGTATTTCTCCATCAGCTGTATCAAAGCCAAATTGTCTTCCTTGTTTATCATGTGTAAGTAAGTTAAATCCTGCTTGCACAAGCCATGCTACGGCAAGCTCCTCAAAATTATGACCGACTTGAAATATTCTCAAAGTCTTTCCGTCAAAATCTTTTCCCTCATCTTTTTCAGTCTTCATATATCTATATTGTAATTTTCTTTTGCAAGGTTCACCAAGAGATGATGCACCTAAATATTTTCTTTCCGGTTCTCTCTTGTTAGC